TAAGAATGCTGGTGCATCTAAGAAGAGACTAGATGAGACAGCTATTGCAGTGGTTAAGCTAGAGGACAATGGTGACTGGTGGGTTCATAAGATACAGCATGGTAGGTGGGACATTAGAGAGACTGCAGTTAACATCTTAAAGGTGATTAGAGACTTCCAACCTACAAGCATTGGTATTGAGCGAGGAGCACTGAAGAATGCAGTACTGCCCTACCTGAATGACTTGATGAGGAAGAATAACATCTATGCTCACATTCAAGACTTAACTCACGGTAACAAGAAGAAGACTGATAGGGTTGTCTGGAGCTTACAAGGTCGTATGGAACATGGAAGGGTATCCTTCAATGAGAAAGAGGACTGGAGTGAGTTCAGAGATCAATTAGTGATGTTCCCCACAGCTGGTGTACATGATGACTTGGTAGATGCTTTAAGTTACATTGACCAGTTAGCTATCACAAGCTACAACACAGACTACGAAGATGATGACTACGAAGTCTTAGACGTTATTTCAGGTTATTAAAAGGAAAACTTATCATGGCTAAAACTGGTTTGTATGCAAATATCAATGCTAAACGTAAACGTATAGCTGCAGGTTCAGGTGAGAAGATGAACAAGGTAGGCTCTAAAGCTGCACCGTCTAAGATGGACTTCATTAACTCAGCTAAGACTGCTAAGACTAAGAAGCCAACTAAAAAGGGTTACTAAAATGGCAGCTGGTTCTAAACATTACTTTAAAGATGGTAGAGAGCACAAAGGTGCAGTGCACAAGGATGCCAGTGGTAAGCTGATGTCAGGTGCTAAGCATACAGCATCTAGTCAATACCTAGTTCACACTAAAAAGAGTAAACCCTCTACTAAAACTAAAGGTAAGTAATAAGATGAAAGATTCTAGACTTGATAGGGCTGGTGTTAGTGGCTTTAATAAACCTAAGCGTACACCTAATCATCCAACTAAGAGTCACGTAGTTGTGGCTAAAGAGGGTGATGAAGTTAAGACTATCAGGTTTGGACAGCAAGGTGTCTCAGGATCTCCTGAAGGTTCAGCTCGTAGTGATTCCTTTAAAGCTAGACACGCTAAGAACATAGCTAAAGGTAAGATGTCAGCGGCTTATTGGGCTAACAAAGTTAAATGGTAATGAATAAGGAATAAATACAATGGCTTTAACTAATAACGATCAGTTTGACGAGAAAAGTACTCAGTTCGAGGAACCTACAGAGTCTGAGAAGGAACTAACTTCGTGGGTTACTCAGCACATTGTTCGCTGGCGTGACCATAGAGATGCTAACTACATGGACTTGTGGTTAGAGTATGAGAGGGTCTTCCGAGGTATCTGGGCTGCTGAGGATAAGACTCGTGAGTCAGAGCGTTCACGCATCATCTCACCAGCTACACAGCAAGCCATTGAGACTCGTCACGCTGAGATCATGGAAGCTATCTTCGGTCAGGGTGAGTTCTTTGACATCTCAGATGACGTTCTAGATGTAGATGGTAATCCCTTAGATGTTGAACAAATTAAGGTTCAACTGCATGAAGACTTTAAGAGAGACAAGATTAAGAAAGCTATTGACCAGATTGAGTTGATGGCTGAAATATATGGTACAGGTATTGGTGAGATCATTGTTAAGACTGAGAAGCAATACATTCCAGCTACTCAAGCGATTCCCGGCATTGCTAATGCAGCAGCTATTGGAGTTCAAGAGAAAGATAGAGTTGCGGTCAAGATTAAACCAGTTAACCCTAAGAATTTCCTTATTGATCCTAATGCTGATTCCATTGACGATGCTCTGGGCGTTGCTATCGAGAAGTACGTATCCATTCACAAGATTGTTGAAGGTATTGAGCGAGGTATTTATAAGAAGGTCGACATCACCACTGCAGCAGAGGATGAAGACTTGGAAGTAACCCAAGACTTGAAGACCTACCAAGATGATAAGGTTAAGCTGATTACATACTACGGTCTAGTTCCTAAAGAGTACTTAGACGGTGAGGAAGCAGCAACTGAGTATGCTGACCTGTTCCCTGAAGGCTCAACAGCTGATGACTACTCAGACTTGGTTGAAGCTATTGTCGTTATTGCCAATGACTCAATCTTGTTGAAGGCTGAAGCTAATCCTTACATGATGAAGGATCGTCCAGTCATTGCCTACCAAGATGATACAGTCCCCGGCAGGTTCTGGGGTCGAGGCACAGCTGAGAAAGCCTACAATATGCAGAAAGCTATTGATGGTCAGCTTCGTGCTCACATGGACTCCTTGGCTCTGACCACAGCTCCAATGATTGCAATGGATGCAACAAGGCTTCCTCGTGGTGCTAAGTTTGAAATTAAGCCCGGTAAGGCCATCTTGACCAACGGTGCACCCTCTGAGATCTTGTATCCCTTCAAGTTCGGTCAGACTGACAACAATGCAGCTGCAGCAGCGCAGAACTTTGAGCGTATGCTTCTGCAAGCTACAGGCACAGTTGACAGCGCAGGTATGCCATCAAACGTACCTCGTGACGCAGGTGCTGGTGGTATGTCAATGGCTATGGCTGGCATCATCAAGAAGTACAAACGCACCCTTAGTAACTTCCAAGAAGACTTCATGATCCCGTTCATCAACAAAGCTGCCTTCAGATATATGCAGTTTGACAGTGAGCGTTATCCATCAGTTGACATGACCTTCATTCCAACAGCTACCTTGGGTATCTTGGCACGAGAGTTTGAACAACAACAGATGATTGGTTTGTTGCAGACCTTAGGCCCCAACACTCCAGTACTGCCATTGATCCTCAAAGGTATCCTGCAGAACAGCTCATTGTCTAACCGTGGTGAACTGATGAAGGCTTTGGATCAAATGTCTCAACCTAACCCACAGGCTGCTGAAGCTGCACAGATGCAACAACAGGCTGCAATGGAGCTTGCACAGGCTCAGGTGGCTGATTTGCAGTCCAAAGCTCAGAAACAGTCAGCTGAAGCTCAGAAGACCATGATTGAAGCTCAGATGATCCCTGAAGAGCAGCGTGTAAAGCTAGTTCAGGCAGCATCTACTAACCTAGACAGTGGTGATGACTTTGAAAAGCGTCTGAAACTGGCTGACATGATGCTAAAAGAGAAGACTATTAACCTGAAAGCTGCTGATATTGCCTCAAATGAGCGTATTGCAAGCCTTCAGATGATGACTAGACAAAGAAAACAGTAAATAGTTAACAAAAGACTTGACAAAGTGTTGTTTTTATGCTACAATAACACTATTGTTTAAGTATTACATGGAGGGATAAGCCAAATGGCCCCTGATTTACAAAAGTATTACGAAGAAACCTTTAGTACCATGAGCACTAGAGGTTGGGAGTACCTCATAGAGGACTTTGAAGAGATTAAGGCTAGTTTAAATGATATTTCTACTGTCAACGATACACAAACACTTCATTATCGTAAAGGACAGTTGGATATTCTTGAATTGGTTTTAGGGCGTAAGGCTGTGTGTGAGAAGGTATTTGAGGACTTACAGGATAGCAGGGAGACTTGCGATGAAACGTCTGTATGACTTTTTATGTACCAACGATCACATAACTGAATCGCTGGTAGATAGCGATCATACCACTGCTAAATGTAAGGTATGTAGTAAGGACGCTATCAGGCTCATTTCAGCTCCTACCATTGGGTTAGATGCCATATCTGGTGACTTCCCCGGTGCAACGGCTAAGTGGGCTGCTGTGAGAGCTGACAGGCTCAAGCAGGAACAAAAGAGAGGATCTGAGTAATCAGGCAACCCAATTCTATTTTTAAGTTAATCCTGTAATCCATACGTGGACAGGGAAAGGTTAGGTATGGCTTTAATTGATAGTAATGAGGAACTAGGTAGCGTTAGTGAGATCGAAGCTGAAGACTTTAAACAGTCCTCAAATGTACAACAGACTCAACAACCTTCACCAGAACAGCCCCAAGAGATCCCTGAGAAGTACAAAGGGAAGAATCTCGAAGATATTGTTCGTATGCACCAAGAGGCTGAAAAGCTAATCGGTAGGCAAGCACAGGAAGTTGGTGAAGTTAGGCGTTTAGCTGATGATCTAATTAAACAAAGCTTATCTCAAAAGACTCAACAACAAGCTCAACCACAAGCGGTGGAAAACCCACCACAAGAGATTGATTTCTTTGAAGATCCGCAGAGTCACGTTAATCGTGCTGTTGCAAATCATCCAGACGTAATTGCCGCTAAACAGGCATCACAGCAGTTAAAGCAAATTCAGACACACGCAATGCTCAACAAGAAGCATCCTGACTTTGCAGATATTGTACGTGATGGTGAGTTTATTGAGTGGGTTAAAGCCTCTCCCATGAGACTTAATATCTACGCAATGGCAGATGCCAACTATGATTTCAATGCAGCTGATGAACTGCTCTCAACATTTAAACAGATCCGTACATCTAAGACACAACAAACTACTGATGCAGGTAACGCTGTTCGCAAACAGAATCTAAAAGCAGCTGGTGTCGATGTTGGGGGAACTGGAGAGTCTTCTAAGAAAGTATATCGTCGTGCCGACCTTATCCGGCTACGTATGCAAGATCCTGACCGTTATGAGGCACTGCAACCTGAGATTATGGCTGCGTACTCTGAAGGCAGGGTTAAATAATTTAATTTAATTCACAAATTCACAGGAGAATTTTAAAATGGCATTAGGAACAGATCACGTAACGAGTACGACCGCAGCAACGTTTATTCCAGAAGTATGGAGTGATGAAATTGTTGCGGCTTACAAAAAGAGCTTGGTTGCAGCTAACCTAGTTAAGAAGATGAGCTTCAAGGGCAAGAAAGGTGACGTAGTTCACATTCCAGTCCCTGCACGTGGCTCTGCTTCTGCTAAGGCAGCTTCTACACAAGTTACATTGATTGCAGCTACTGAATCAGAAGTAACTGTCTCTATCAACAAGCACTACGAGTACTCACGTTTGATTGAGGACATCGTTGAAGCTCAGGCATTGTCTAGCTTGCGTCAGTTCTACACTGATGACGCTGGTTATGCTTTGGGTAAGCAAGTTGATACTGACTTGGTGAACTTGGGTCAACAGTTCAATGTTTCAACAGCTGGTGCGGGTAACTTCCGCTACGCTGGTGCTTTCATTGGTGGTGATGGTTCTACAGCGTTTGACTACTCAGCTTACACCAATGCTGGTAACGCTTCGGCTTTGACAGCAGCTGGTATTCGTCGTACAATTCAGCGTCTTGATGACAGCGATGTTCCTATGGACAACCGCTTCTTCTTGATTCCCCCAAATGTACGTAACACTATCTTGGGTCTGACTGAGTTCACAACCTTCAACAGCGTTGGTGAAGCTGGTTCTGCTAACAGCATCCGTAACGGCATGATTGGTGACATCTATGGTGTTCCAGTCTACGTTTCGTCCAATGCTGGCACAGCTAAGTCTGCTGCTGATGGTTCCGGTACTAGCTTGGGTCGTGTGTGCTTGATGGCTCACAAGGACTCTATGGTTCTGGTTGAGCAAGTTGGTGTCCGTTCACAGACTCAGTACAAACAAGAGTACCTCGGTACATTGTTCACAGCTGATACTTTGTACGGTTGCGCTGAGCTGCGTAACTANGGTGGCGTTGNCCTNGTGGTTCCCGTCTAAGTAGCTTAAGGGTTCCCTCTCACAAGGAGGGAGCCTTTTTAATGTATTACTCTTTAGTACATCAGAAAGGTAACAGCAAATGAAATTTAAATGTATTCAATCAGGTAACACAGTAGAGTTCTTCCAAGAGCATGAGATTCTGGAGATGCGTAAACACACTGGATACACTGAGGTAGTAGAAGTAGTTGAAGCACCTAAAGCAACTAAGAAAACAGTAGTAAAGCAAGATGAAACCAGTATCGACGGGTAATGTTCTTACTGCAGCAACGCAGACTACTCTGTTCACAGTACCCACTGGTTACTATGCTAGGTGGCCTCTCTGTTACGTTGTAAACCATTCAGGTAATAATAAATACATTGATGTTGTGTGGTATGACGCAAGTGCAGCAACTGAGGTTTACGTATTAGATAACTATGTTTTAAGCCCAACTCAGTTTATTAAGTTTAACGATGGTGCTTATATTGTTCTTGAAGAGGGCGATCAAGTTCGTGCAACGTCTGAAACTGGTTCAACAATGAATACTATCAACACGTTTGAGTTATACAGAAAAGGCGAGTAACAATCATGGCAGCTCCTCAAGCACTAACTCCTGCACAGATACAACAGATTATTGCTGCAGGTCGTGGTAATACAGTCAATATTGGTGGTACTTTGTATGGTGCTAACTATGCTGACCAAGGCTCAGGTGAGTCTATGCAGGAAGGCCCACTGCAAAGTATTACTGGATCTACAGGAATAGACCAAGCAGGTCAACCTTTTTACTCCTATGATCCTTCAGGTGCTTTTACAGGACAAGGCGTAACTAAGAAAAGTCAATCATTCTTCGGTGGCTTAGCAGATGCTTTTAAAGATCCAGTAGTATTAGCGGCCTTAGGAGCTGCTGGTTATGGTGGTTTACTTGGCGGTGCAGGAACTGCTGCAGGTGCTGGTGTTGCTGACTTAGCAGCTGCTGATATAGCTGGTGGTTTGATTCCTGAGTTTGGAACTAACGCAGCTTATAACTCATTCATGACAAGTGCCATGACTCCAGCAGCCATTGCATCTATGGAAGCTTTAGTTGCAGCTAACCCTGAGATCATTGGTTCAGGTATCACAGCCACAGATGCAGCTGCAAAGTTAGCTTCATCGGGTTTAACAGCTGCTCAAGTAGCTCAGCTGGCTAAGGCTGGTATTAGTCTTGCTGGAATCATTGGTGCTGGAAATGCTGTCTCTAATATGGGTGGTGGTGGAACTACAACGGCAGCTGGTGTGTCAATTCCTACACAAGGTACTCCACAGTACAATGCTGATTATTATGCAAGAGTTCAAGGTGCATACAATCAAGCATTACCGGGTATGCCTCGTGATGTAGTCTCTAACCTTGCTGCATGGTACGGTGGTGATGCAGGGATGATGTCAGGTACTGATACAGCCAATACAGCTATTGCTAAGCAGGTAACTAAGACTCCAACTAAGTTAGTTGATCCTATGACATCCTTGATGAATGCTTATAGGTCTGGTAATGTAGCTGACACTAAACAAGCTCTTATTGGTGCTCTCAATGCTGGTATGACTACTGAGCAACTCATGAGCACATTCAACTTAGGTATGAAGGACATTGATTACTTGAGAGGTCAAGGTTACTACTTACCAGCCATGACCAATGAGATTAAAGATGTAGTGGGTCAAGAGTTAAAGAACCCAGCTACAGCTTATGCTAACATTGTAGCTAAGATGGATGCTACAGGCACTAACCCAGCAGCAGTTGCAGCAGCCTTAGGATTGTCAACTGAAGAAGTGCAGAATGCTTATAACCAGTTAAATCCTACAGGTTTGTTTGCTTCTAACAATCCTAACTTTGGTGCTGTGGATGCTGGCCTTCTCTATAACGTAGCAGCTAACCCTGCTGACTATCAGACTGCTATTCAAGAGATACAGAAGTATCGAGCAGCTGATGAAGTTGGTCAGCAATCAGTGGTGGAGAAAGCTTTGGCTGCTGAGTTGGCAGCTAGACCGGGTTCTTCATTATCAGCACTTCAACAGGCAGGTTCAACTTACGGTGTAAGCCCTGCTGACATAGCAGCTGCTTACGCTAAACTTGGTTACGTATAAGGAACAAATTAGATGGCTACAATTATCACAAAGAATAGCAGTACAGCCTCAGCAGCTCCTGCAGTTGGTGACTTAACTAAGGGTGAGTTAGCTGTTAACGTCACAGACAAGAAACTGTACACCAAAGACAACAGTGCAGCCATTGTTAAGATTGTAGGCTCACTTGGTAATCAGGAGGCTTCAGCAGTAGCCATCACAGGCGGCTCCATTGCTGGCATTACAGACCTTGCAGTAGCTGATGGTGGTACTGGAGCTTCTTCAGCTGCAGATGCTAGAACTAACTTAGGTGTTACAGCCACTGGTGCTGATACTGCTTATGCTTTTCGTTCTAACAACCTATCAGACTTAGCAAGTGCTTCTACAGCTCGTACAAACCTAGGCTTAGGTACTATTGCAACACAGGCAGCCTCTAGTGTAACAATTACAGGTGGTTCTGTAACTGGCATCACAGACATTACCGTAGCTGATGGCGGTACAGGTGCTTCAACAGCTGCCAATGCTCGTACTAATCTAGGTGCTGCAGCCAGCGGTGCTAACAGCGATATTACCTCAATTACAGGTCTTACAACAGCTTTAACAGTTGCTCAAGGTGGTACTGGAGTTACAACTTCAACAGGTACTGGCAATGCTGTACTATCTAATTCACCTACGCTTGTAACACCTACCTTAGGTACTCCAGCTTCAGCTACATTGACTAACGCTACTGGCTTGCCTATCAGCACTGGTGTCTCAGGCTTAGGAACTGGTGTTGCTACAGCATTGGCTGTTAACGTAGGCTCAACAGGTGCTGCTGTCGTGAACGGTGGTGCACTAGGTACTCCATCTAGCGGTACAGCTACTAACTTGACTGGCTTACCCTTGTCAACAGGTGTGACAGGTACATTACCAGTTGCTAACGGTGGAACTGGAGTAACTACTTCTACAGGTTCTGGCAACAATGTGTTGTCAACAAGCCCAACACTTGTAACTCCTATTTTGGGTACACCAACAAGTGCAACATTGACAAACGCAACTGGATTGCCTTTATCTACTGGCGTTACGGGAACTCTGCCAGTTGCCAATGGTGGTACAGGCACAGCAACTCCTAGCATTGTTGCTGGAACAAACGTAACTGTTACTGGCACATGGCCTAACCAAACTATCGCTGCTTCTGGCGGTGGCGGTGGTGGAACTCCCGGTGGCTCTACAACTCAAGTTCAATACAACAATGCGGGTGCATTTGGTGGCATTACAGGTGCTACAACTAACGGCACAGCATTGACTCTTGTTGCTCCTGTTCTTGGTACACCTGCAAGTGCTACTCTTACTAATGCCACAGGTTTACCTCTTAGCACAGGTGTTACTGGCACTCTGCCTATTGCAAATGGCGGTTCAGGACAAACTACTGCTACTGCTGCTTTTAATGCTTTAGCACCTAGCCAAACAAGTAATTCTGGTAAGTATTTAACTACTGATGGAACAAATACTTCTTGGGCAACAGTAAGTGGTGGCTCAAGCCAATGGACAACTAGCGGTTCTGATATTTACTACAACACAGGTGCTGTTAGTGTTGGGACAAGTACGCCTTTGTTAACCGCTTCTGGTCGAGGCAATGTAACCATCAATGGTTCTACTAATTCAATTCTTGTACTTGCAAATGGTGGTACTACATCAGGCTATATGTTTGGCGATGCAAGTTCTTTAGGATTTAGTGCAGGGTCTGGAACAAACTCTCGTGTAATGACTTTTGATACCAACGGCTCAGAACGGATGCGTATTGATTCGTCAGGCAATTTAGGTCTTGGTGTAACACCTACTGCAACAAGTAGCACAGGAATATTCCAAAATCAAGGCGGTATTCTTTGGGCGTTTAGCAATCTTTTCCAAGACCTGACACAGAACGCTTATTACGATACTAACTACAAATACAGTGTCACTAGTTATGCGGCGACCTTCTATCGTCAGCAAGGTGGATCGCACCAATGGTATACATCTCCTACTGGAACGGCAGGAAATGCCATTACCTTTACGCAGTCACTTGCTGTTGGTAAAGGTACAACATTAGCCCTTGAAGGTGCTACATCTCAAACAGGCACAGGCATCACATTCCCTGCAACTCAATCAGCATCTACAGACGCTAATACGCTAGATGACTATGAAGAAGGTAGTTGGACGCCTAACTTTTCACCAGCAAGCGGTTCTTTTACAAGTATTACTTGGGCAGACCAAACTGGTAGATATGTAAAAGTAGGTCGGATGGTAATTGCTTGGGGTTCTGTTTACACAAATTCAATTACTGTTGGCACAGCATCAGGTGATTTACAAATATCTGGTTTGCCATTTTCTGTGGCTTCTGGCACTAGCGCAGAAAGAGCGTCTGGTTCTGTGGCTAATTGTCAACTTTGGAACACTTTAGGAAATCCTGAGTCTGTTGGTAATGTAGGCGGTGGAACAACAATATATATGTATAAAAGAAGTACCGCAGGTGGAGACCAAAGCAGACTTCAAGTATCAGACGCAAATACTGGAACAAACAGAAACTCCATGAACTTTACTTTTATTTACCCAGTTTAATTAACTAAGTTGGATTACTTAGTCGGACACTTAACTAAAGGAAATCAAAATGTCTTTAACCAAAACCACAACTGTTGACCAAATCACAGTAACCGAGAACGGCATCGTTCTCTATCGTGAAGCCACACGCATCATGGAGGATGGCGTTCAACTAAGCCAAACTTTCCATCGTTCAAGCCTCATACCAGCACAAGACCTGACAGGTGTTCCCGCTAATGTTGTTGCTATCTGCAATGTGGCTTGGACTGCGGAAGTTATTGCGGCTTATCAAGCGGCACAGGTTGCGGCTGAAGCGGCTCGTAACGCTTAAGCATCATGAAGGATGAAGTTACACATGAGCACATCTATGATCGCCTACTGGCTGTAGAGTCAAAGGTAGATAACATAGAGAAGAATACACAGGAGGTTGTTAAAGCCTTCAATGCTGCAGCAGGTGCTTTTATGGTACTTGAGTGGATCGCTAAAGCTGTAAAACCTATTATTATCATAGGTGCTTTCTTTGGAGCTATTTGGTTAGCTATTGACAACAGATTTAATGGAGTGAAGTAACATCATGAATATGCCTACACGTGGTCAGAGAACAGCTAAGAACAAGATGAAGAAAGTTATGGGTGAGTACAAAGAAGGTACTCTACACAGTGGTAAAGGTGGCCCTGTGGTGAAGTCTCGCCAACAAGCCATTGCCATTGCCATGTCAGAATCTAATAAAGCTAAAAAGAAGTCTAAAAAGTATTGACATTTACTTAAAAGTGTGTTACTATAGTACTATAAAGATATAAGGAATATAATGGCTACGACATATCTACAGTTGGTTAACAACGTACTTATACGATTGAGAGAAACTGAAGTATCGTCAGTAAGTGATACTCCTTATAGTTCTTTGATTGGTGTCTTTGTTAACGATGCTAAGAGAGAGATTGAGGATGCTTACGATTGGAACTGTTTAACTACTACCATTGTTTTACCTACAGTAGCCAGTACTCGTAACTATACACTAACAGGTTCAGGTCAAAGGTTCAGGACAGTGGATGTCTTGAATGACACTGAAGATGTACCTATGAGGTCAGTACCTACTAATTGGATGAACAGACAGTACTACATTGGTACTACACAGAACTCAGCTCCTATATACTATAACTACAGCGGTATCTCCAATGATGATACTCAGGTGGATGTATGGCCTCAACCTGATGGTGTCTATTCATTGAGGTTTGAGTTAGTTATTCCTCAAGTTGACCTCAGTGCTAATGCTGACCTATTAAAGGTTCCTCCTCACCTAGTACAGATGCTGGCATACGCTAAAGCCATTGGTGAACGTGGTGAAGACGGTGGTACAACCTTCAGTGAGATATATCAACAGTATCGCCTAGCTTTGGCAGATGCTATTGCCATCGAGAAGAATCGTTACGATGATGAGACTACTTGGGTTGGTGTCTAATGGTTGCTAAACTTTTAACCACTACAGTATCAGCTCCGGGCTTCATGGGACTGAATACTCAAGACTCGTCAGTCTCTTTAGAGGCTGGCTATGCTACCGTGGCTAATAACTGTGTCATTGATAAGTTTGGTCGTATTGGTGCTCGTAAGGGATGGACTCTATCTCATGCCTTTAACGATGACTTAAGTACTGCTGACATTAAAGCCATTGGTGAGTTAATTGACAATGCTGGTAACTCATACATCATTGCAGCTGGTAACAATAAACTATTCAAGCTTGTAGGTTCTACTCTTACATTATTGACATACGGAGGTGGTGGTACAGCTCCTACCATTACAGACAGCAACTGGCAGATGGCTCCCTTAAATGGTGTGTTATACCTCTATCAAGCTGGACATAACCCATTGGTGTTTGACCCTGCTGTCAGTACAACTACTTTTAGACGTATCTCTGAGAAGACTGGTTACGTAGCAACTGTATCTAGTAACAACTGTGTAATTAGTGCCTATGGTCGTACATGGAGTGCTAACAATGCAACCTCTAAGAGTACTGTACAGTTCTCAGACTTACTATCTGGTCATGTCTTAAGTACTGGTACAGCTGGTACTTTAGATGTAGCTCAGGTGTGGCCTAGTGGTGCAGATGAGATTGTAGCTCTAGCAGCTCACAATAACTTCTTAATTATCTTTGGTCGTAGACAGATATTGGTATATTCTAATGCTACTGACCCTAACAATATAACACTATCAGATGCTATTACAGGTATGGGCTGTGTAGCTAGAGACTCAGTAGTAGCCACTGGTAGTGATGTTATCTTCTTGTCTGACTCAGGTGTACGTTCACTGATGCGTACCATTCAAGAGAAGTCAGCACCTATGCGAGACATCAGTGCCAATGTACGTGATGACTTAGTACTTGAGATTAGTCTAGAGACTGCAGCTGACATCAAAGCTGTGTACTCAGATAAGGAAGCTTTCTATCTGTTGTCTTTACCAACTCGTCAGTTAGTGTACTGCTTTGACATGAGAGCACCACTACCTAATGGAGCTAACAGGGTTACAACATGGGATGGCTTAGTTCCAACAGCATTTAAGTATACTCGTAACAGAGACTTATTAGTGGGTGAGACTAGCTACATTGGTAAGTACGATGGCTACAAAGACAATGCTAACTCATACTTAATGAGATACTTTACTAACTTCTTTGACTTCCAGTCACCTACTGTGATTAAGATTATGAAGAAGGTAGGCGTAACAGTTATTGGTGGTCAGGGTTATCCAGTCACTTTAAAATTTGGCTTTGATTACAGTGACATCTTGAACACACGCCAGTTTGCCTTAGCCAATGCAGCCATTGCTGAATACAACATAGCTGAATACAACATTGGTGAGTATGGTGGTTCAGCCTTTGACAATAAGATTATTAACATTGGTGGTTCAGGCAAGGTTATTCAGCTGGGCTTTGAAACTACAGTGTTTAATAAGTCAATATCCATTCAGAAACTTGATGTCTACGTTAAGACAGGGAAGACACGATAATGAGTAACTATACTAAAGCAACTAACTTTGCAATTAAGGATAGCCTGAACACAGGTAATCCAAGCAAGATCATTAAAGGTACTGAGATTAACACTGAGTTTGATAACATTGCATCAGCAGTGACTTCTAAAACAGATGCTAATAATGGTGCTCTTACTGGAACAACCACTGCAGTGAATCTTACTGTCTCTGGTACTTTAACAGCTACTATTGACGGAGGTACATACTAATGGCTGATCCTATTGATTGGACAAGTTTACTTGGAACCCTTGGCTCTAGTGCCGTAGGTGCTGTAGGCTCTAACTACGTAGCTAACCAAGCAGCTGGTGCAGCTACTCAGTCAGCACAACAAGCTGCACAGATGGCTCAATTCAGACCTGTAGGAGTTACTACTAGGTTTGGTAAGTCAGGCTTTAACTATGACCCTACAACTGGTCAACTCATTGGTGCTGGCTACCAAGTAGCTCCTGATGTAGCTGGCTTACGTGAAGGTCTACTAGGGATGGCTAGTACTGGCTTAGGTCAGGCTCAGCAGATTCAAGGTATTCAACCTAACATCAATGAGCAAGCTCGTGGTCTGTTTAACTTAGGTGCTCAGTATGTAGCTCAGACACCTCAAGCTGCAGCTCAGCAGTACATGACTCAACAGCAGCAACTGTTAGCTCCGGGTCGTGAACAACAACTGGCTCAAACTGTTAATCAACAGCAACAGCAGGGTCGTTTAGGTCTAGCTACAGGTGCAACTACAGCTGGTTACACTCAAGGTGGTCAAGGTCTAATGGCTTCTAATCCTCAGTTGGCTGCTTTGTACAATGCTCGTTCAGCTCAAGATGCTCAACTTGCAGCTCAAGCTCAGCAAACTGGTCAACAACAAGTTACCTTCGGTCAGAATCTAATGACTGGTGGTCTGAACTTGTCAGGTCAAGGCTTTAACTTGCAGAATCAAGCTCTTACACCTTACACTAACTATCTGTCTGGTGCTACCAACATTGAGAATCAAGCTGCTAATGCTCTGACATACGGACAAGGCTTAGGAGCTGCAGGAGCAGCACAGGCTCAGGCTGCAGCGAACCAATATGCAGCAGGACAGACAACTGCTAACGCAGCTCAACGTGCAGCTTTGCAAGGTACTGTAGCCGGATTAACAGATCCTATTGCAGCACTCATTGCAGGTTTATCAAAACCTTAAGGAATAAATAATGGCTACACCACAATCAATTCAAGGTTTGTTTGGAGGCATGGGTACTCCTGAGGAAATGCAACGTCAACTGATAGAGCAGAAGGCTGCACAGTTTGCTGAAATGAATCAGAACCAACAGCTTAGCTCAATGGCCTACAAAGGTGGTGCTAACTTAGGTCGTGGCATAGCTGGAGCTTTTGGAGTAGACATTCAAGATCCAACTATTCAACGTGCTACCCGTTTGCGTCAACTTGCAAGTCAGTACAATACCAATACAGCTAAAGGTCTTCGTGACATGGCAGCTGCATTGCAGTCTACAGATCCTGAGTCAGCTTTCCAGTTAACTCAACGTGCTCAAGCTATGGACATGGAATCTGCTAAGCTAGTTACACAACAAGCTCAAACACTGACACAGGAAGCTCAAGCTGCTAAGTATTTAGCTGAAGAAGGTAAGATTCTTCGTGGTGAAGCTAAGGATGAACAGCTACGTGCTGAATTAGCTTCTCTACCTCCTGAGGCTGATGATAAAGCTGTAGAAGGTATTGTACGTAAGTATGGAAAACCTGATGACATCTTTAAGACACTAGAGCGTAGGTCTACTGCTGAAGCTAATCGTATTGCTAAGACTGAGCTGGAGCGTGAGAAGGCTGAACAACGTGCTATTGAGAAGCAACGTGACC